ACTCTGGAAGTTGGCTCTCAATTATTTTATTGAGTTGCACTCTCTTCTCAAAATGCGACATATTTTATTTCCTCTCTAATGCTCCGTTAGAATAACTTGAAGTATAGTAATCTCGTGTAAAGGTGACTCCAGAAATATCCTCACCAGATGCGATTACATCTTTTACCATATTTATTGTACTATTCGAAACATCAAAACTCAGATACAAATCTTTCAAACCAACTACATCATTTGAATCTGGGAATGCCTGAATTTCAATAATATTATTATCAGCAACTGTAGATGCGATATTAACCGTATTGACCAAGATTTCACCTTTGGTATAATCAACAGTTCCTACACTCTTTAAGACAACCTGAAGTTGGTCTTTTTCGTTTCTCTTGAATACTGAAAGAACACCCTTTCCACTTCCATCAAGATTACCATCAGCATTCTTGTTTGGAACATCAGTGAAGTAAACAGTGTCATTTGAACCTGTAATTGTAAATCCAGTGCTCTTAATATTATAACCAGCATGATTAATATGGAAACGATTTCCAAAGCAAAGTTCATACTGAGCAAACTGGTTAACCAGAACCTTCATATCTCTTCTAATTCTAACTTTCGTAATGTTAGAAGTGATAGCATTATCAACTCTATCAATTAACTGAAGAACCTTACTGTACTTAAATCTTCCACCAAAACGATTCATATCAACATCTCTTGCATAAATGCTAAGAGAATTAATGATATTTGTTCTCAAATCACTTGCGTTCGAAATACGGGAACTATTGTAGTAAATCGCAGAATCAATCTCAACATAAAGAATTTTAAGATCAACAATTTTCTGATTGATTCCGGCAATGGAGTATTGCTTAATGTTATTCAGAATGTTTTGCTTATCGAAGTCGGAAATATATGTTCCGTTCTTTGGTTTAATACTAATTTGAACGGTTCCATATTGTGGTGGAGATAACTCTTCCCCACCAACAACAGAAACAGACTCTGTATTAGGATAGATTGACTGTATAATCGCTTCGTAGTCCCTTGAGGTGACTGCTCTATACTGTGCTGCGTAGAGTCTAGGGGCAAAGTACTTGACTGAGGAAACACTCTCTATATCGCCGCCATTCATTGCCTTCTGAATGGTTGTCACAGGGACAGATGCTGAAGGAATGACTCTAATATCACTCTGATCAACAAAGTTTCCTTGGAAATCAAAAGCAGAAGGTCCATTTCCTGCCTCACCATCAGTCACAATATAACGAACGGTGATGACAGAATTATTTTCTAACTGCTTACCAAAGTAACCATCACCAAACAGGAGTTCGTATCTTTCATCCTGAACTTCCTGAATCAAATAAATCTCTGAATTCTTATTCAGATTTAAGATATTATCAACTAACTTATACTCTCTTCCAAGTCCAGTATCGTTTATACCCTTGACATAAACACGAATTGTAGAAGAATCAATGTTTGGATTATCAAGAATGAATCTCTGGTCAGATAAGTTATTAACTAAGAACTGTCTGACAAGAAGTGAACCTTGATAGATTTCAATTGGATTATCTGCTGTTCCAAATTGTGCTACACCTGAGCGAACAAGTGCAGTAACGTCTTCTGGAATTGAGAAGCGATATGACGTATTATCGAACGATCCTACACATACCAGACCCGCTCTAAGGGTGATGAAATCACTTGCAGTAGTGGTAGGGACACCAAAGGTTACGTATGCCTTAGCGGCACTCCTGGAGCGTGGTACGTAACCAATGTTTCTTGCCAAAGAAACAACATTTTCCCTAACTGTTGCTGAATCTAAGAACGATTCATTGACAACTAGGTTGGCATTGAAAGAGTTAATATACGTATTATACGCAAGAGTATCGATTAAGACAGAGAAATTAGATCCTTCAAAGTCAAAATCCGTAAAATTTGAATTTGTACGGAGATATGACTTAATCTCTGCCTTAATTTGATCGAAATCTAGGTTAGTAAATTGAGTAAAAGGCATTGTTTATCGTGTTGCCTCTAATAAGAACGAAAATTGCTGTGTCGGAATCTGTTGTCCAACAATATCGAAGATAATATTGACATCAAAACTGTTTTCATCAGGTCTTGGATCGACCTGAACCCTCAAATTTGCCACTCTATCTTCATAAAAATTGACTGTATTACGAATTTGGTCTTCAATTACAGTCGCAGTACCATAATCGACGAATTCAAACAAACTTTTACGAATATTAGTCCCTAAAGTTGAGTTAAAAAACCGCTCTGTAGGGATAGTTTCAACTAAATTTCGTACTGCTCTCTTAATCGCACGCTCATTTGTCAAGACAGGAAGGTCTTTTGTCACAGGATGTGGGTCAAAAGAGAAACTAATATCCTTAAATGCTTTTGAAGTCCTCTGAACTGCCATTGAAAGGGTACTTTTCGTTCAATTATTTATAGCACTACCCAGAAATCTTGCCATAATAAGGTTCTGTACCATAATCCCAGTCATCATAATCATCATCATTACGAATTTTTTCGTGAATTTCATTCTGATGACTAAAATCGTGCTTTTTAGGCGTCAAATCATCATTTGCAATCTCACGAAGCATCTTCTGATGCTGATCATTTGCTAAATTATCTAAAAAATCATTCTTTGGTGTCATTGATCCATAATCCGAAACAAGTTTTGTGGTTCCCCACATCTCATACATGTAGTCAGAATTTCTATCGACAGGTGATTGTCCCATTTTGCTCCTGATTTACAACGAAATCAGAACTTTTAGAGGGGTTGCTATCCCTTAAGCGTATTTATCGGCATAAAAAAAGGGGCACGTGCCCCCTACACTTAACCTTTACCTTGCCCCCGATAGGGTTTACGTGCTTTATTGCGAGAAGACGCGGCATACTTCGTACCACCCCCAGCTCCTTGACGAGACTTTTTAGGAGGTCCAGGAATATAAGAGCTCTTATTCAGACCGACTTTTGCTTTTGCCATAATTAATTTACCTTAATAACCTTAGTTTCAATATTCGAGGGGTTTGGAGAACCTTTCTGATAAAACTCTATCGAAAGGTCCTCCATAATATCGAAGTATTCCTCTTCTGTCAAGTTCTTGAAGAGAACTTTTCCTTTATGGAAAATTGTATACTTCTCTGTAGACATCAGATCACTCTTGTCTTTTCGTGTCCAACGCGAACGCGAGGATCACACCAAATCTCAAAACCTGCTTCCTTTGCATCCAGACAGAATGATACATCCTCTCCACACATATCTTGAACCTCACCAGATTCAAAGACTTGCATCTTCGGAGCAAACCAAGGATACTTCATATCATCATGCTCAAATACACCATTCTTAATTAACAACCATCCAAAACCAGTGTAGTCAACAGTAAATGGCTTCCGACGCTTACTGATACTCTCTCCAGTCTCATGATTCATTACACCACCATTGTTACGGAAATCATCTTCCTCTAACCAGTGTGCAACCGAGGTCGTCTGTCCATCCTCTGTCATATACCAACCTGCTGCAATATCCTTATCCATAAGGATTAACTGATAAAACTTCTCAGTGTTGAAAACAATATCACTATCAATCCACAATTGATAATCATACTTCAACTTGCCATCCCATGGTTTCTGATCAGGTCCTCTCAGAACATTTGCTCCAAGACACTTACAACGTGCAAAGTTCACCATTGAACTATAGTCCTGCGAAATCTGAATGCTCGCCCCAGACTGTACAAGGTCAAAACACAGTTGTACAAAATTCTTTAAAAACGTGTAAGATACTCCGCGCCCTGGAAGACAAAATACAATAGTCTTCCCTCGAACCATTTCTCTTGCTAGATCAAAATCCCACTCCGCATCTTTCTTTACCACGGGGGTTTTTGCCTTTACTGTAAATCCTTTCGTCATAACTTAAGTCAACTTTGAATTTGAATCGATTCATTCAGAATCATAACGCATTATCTATACGATGTCAATATCTAGTCCTTACGAACCTCTGTAATTATAATACAGTTTCCTTCGACTTCCATATTAACCTCAGTGCCCTCATACCACCCATAATCATTCAGTATCCACTCAGGGATAGTCACATAATACTCCCCAGTTATTGGATCGACCTCTACAGTCGTTATATTTTCTCCGGGATTTTTTTGCATTTCGTGTAATTGTGTTTCCATTTTTGTTTTATATAGAAAAACTTAGAGTTCTATAAAGAGCTGGCAAAAGCAAGACTTTATAGCTTACAGGGACCCATGGGTTTTATATACGGGGGGCTTATAAACCGCCACACGCGCCCACGGGGCGGCGGCACCCCGACGGGGGCACTGCCTACCACGAACCCAGGAGACTGTCAACCCCTACCCACTACTCAAAGCAGGGGATAGCGGCGACTGCCTCATCGTGCCACAACTCAGCGAACTGCCCCGCGATGGCAAAGGCACTGACGCCCAGTTGAGGTTGCAGACGCGACCCCATGGGGGTGTCGTCGTTGCGGCGACCAGTCCAAACGATGCGACGGGTCTGGAGGTCGGAGGACATGGAGAGGATCATCGGAGTGCCTTGCGGTTAGGAGTATTGTAGCACGAATCAGGCGAGGCGCATCCCTGAGAAGAACGGGATAGGTGCGCCGTCATACTGAACGAACCAGGAGAAGTCTTTAGAGAAGACCCGCTCCCCTTCCATACCAAAGGCGCTCAGGATGGCATTGAGGCGGGATTTGGTGGTCTTAGACTGCCACCCACCGTCGAACAGTTCGATCCAGGTCTCACCGATACGGGCGATCAGGTTGCCGTGCAGGTAGACATCAGAAACGTTGGAGCAGGTCACCACCTCAGTATTGGTGGATTTCCAGTCGCGGTCACCCTTGATAGCGGCGATCATTTCCTGTTCAATCTTACGCATGATGCTGTGGGGTTGTTTGAACTGAGATTAGTATAAGGGGTCAGGCGACGAATCCGACAGGGTGAGTGTACAGTGCGGCGACTGGCACAAGGGCAACGGGAGCGGGAGGAAGGGGACCGTTCGGAGTCTGAACGGGAATCAACTCTGCATCACGGTCTGGGGTTGTGGGGTTGAAAGGAAGACCCCAGTTAGCGGGAGGGAGGAGAAGCATCGGTCGTTTGCTGTTGAGAGTATCCTACAGGGTCAGCGGGCGATGAGG